GGTCAAAATATCCACTCATATTTATTACTCCTAGTATATTAAGTGATTTATTAAACGCATTTACATACATAAATGCACCTATTCAACTGGCTCAGATATTTGAGTCAATTTGAATTCTTTCTAACTGCTCGGGTGAATACTTCCTAAAAGGACTTACTACCTTACCGAACAATTCTGGTTCATAAACTACGAACATATCATCTATGACCTTAACGATCGTGCCATAAATACACTGTCCTTTAACCTTTACATCGTCTCCAATGTTCATGATATCTCCTTAATCTTTGCACGTGGTAAATCAGCCATACATCTAGCCAAGTACAAAGGATCTTCGCTAGTGTATGGTTCATCATTGAACAGATGGTCAATGTTAGTCAATGTACAATGACCGAGATAACTACCGTCACAAACTCGGTTTTCATTACCGATTGGTGCCGTGTAATGTCCGTGTCTGTCACGAGTGCCTTTGGCTTTAGAGCCATAACTCTTTCGCTTTTTATATTCAAGCAAAGGATAGATAAGTACGAAATTAATCATTATTTAATCCCTCCTAGTGCTCGAGCTACTTTCATGAAAATAGATTCTGGTACATCCATTTTCACAGAAGATGACTCGCCTTCTCTTCTAATTTCATTAATGCAACCTTCTCTGCCAAGCTCGTTAACACAATCTATACATACAAAGATTACTCCATCATCAAAAGTTTGACCGCCGTCTTGATAACTAAAAGTCAACCTTTCAACACCTTCTTTATCGCATCCAAAGACACAACTACATTTATTCATAATATACTCCTATATATTTACTTTTTATTTATAGAGGGCGAAAAATCTCCGATTTTTTGCCTACTTGTGGTACACCCTGGTACACCCTAAACCATTGATTTTATTGAGCTTTCGTACTAGGGTGTACCAGCAACGAAAACTAGCTGGTACACCTGAAAGCCCTGCGGTAGCTAGGTTTCGTGGTAGGTGTACCATTTGTACCGGTTAATTGTTAGTTTAAACAAAGATTCTATAACTACGGTCTACGGTCTATTACTAAAGCTAACGCAAAACCTGTGGTACATTCGGTACACCCAACGGCAAACGGCCACAATCCCAATTGATATATGGTCTTGCGGTGTACCACTTGTCTTATAAATAGCTGGTACACTGGTGGTACACCCGGTACACCTTGGTCGCACTCATATAACCTACATGCAACCAACCGCGTACCAGCAGACATCATCAGTATATCTGATGATAGTAATCATCTTAACGATGATAGTAGTGGCACTCATATTCCCGGGGTTTTTAAATAAGAGAAAGCCGTATCTAGGGGGAAGATACGACTTTCGTGGGGACTAAGAGATTCTATCCATATATGTTTGGATATATCTCTCATTGACTCGAGCTTGTTCTTCAGGACTGTAATCCTTGGGCTCGACTGGAATATCTTTTAACACTTGTTTTTTCTCCTTTAGTGCAACGAATTCCCTCATTTCTTTAAGTACTTGAACTTTTGTTTTATTATCTTTCCATATTCTTGAAAAGTAACTAATACTGTTCTGTATAAGTTCTCCTGTGTGGACTGTAGCGTCAAATCCTGCGTCCAATATTGTGAGACCAGCAACTTTGCCAGCCTCAACAATACGCTCTTGAGTGAGCTTAGCCATTCTGTGCTAATTCCTCTTGAGCTTCAGGGTTAATCGGAACCTCACTACCATCTTTGGATGGAGTGAAACCATGTTGAGAAACAGTGTAAGAACCAAAGTTCTCCATCATTTCATTAAGAACAGATATATGAAAAGCAATCTGATGTTTGTTCTGATAAACATCTCTTGTGATTGCATTACCGTTCTTATCCTTGGATACGTATGTACGCATGGGAAGAACAACCTCTTCGTATCTAACACTTCCATCAGGATTAACAATCCTTTTGGATACCTTACGAGATTGAATCTCGTGATATTCAGACGTAGTACCGTCAGCCTTTTTCGCTGTCTTAACTTCAGCCTTGAATATAAAGTCAACTAATTGTTTAACCATATTAATTACCTATATATTTTAGATTAATGAGAAGGAACCAATTCCCTTCTCTTACTTATTATTTATAGAGGGGAAATTGGCTCTGCCAATTTTCCTAGAGCGAAGCTCCTTAAGATGTCTCGCTACGAGCGACGGGCTACGATTTGGCTAGGGGGTAAATTGATACAAGGTTCCAGCATGCAATAATCTGAAACAAGGTTCCATAATGAAAACCGTGTGACGGGCGTGCTAATGATGATAGTTAAGGCATTGCGTGAGCAATAAAATAAAAAAATTTTACTAAAAAAATTTTCTAGCAAAAATTTGTGCTACAGTGGGCAAGCATGAGTACTAGGAAATGTACTTCTTGCAAAAAGGAGTTGCCTTTAGAGGATTTTGGGACCCGAAATGATCGTGGTACAGTTTATTCAAAAAAGTGTAGACCCTGCGTTGACATGGTACGACGAAGAACCGCTAGTTCAACACCACAAACATATCTAACCCGCCTCTTTGGTCAACTTAAACACGGGAGAACTAAAAAAGAAAAATCTAAAGTTATCTGGGATATTGAATTAGAAGATGTTTTAGAATTATGGGATAAGCAAGGAGGTAAGTGCGCATTGACCGGATTGTTTATGACTTATCACAAAGACGGGGGTGGCAGAAGAGATTTGAATGCCTCTATTGACCGAATAGATCCAGACATTGAGTATTTAGTCACCAATATTCAGCTAGTTTGTAGTAGAGCAAATATGTTAAAACACACACTAAAAGAAGATGAGCTTTATTGGTGGGCTAAAAATATAGTAGAATTCAAAGAAAATGACTGATAAAGACCAAAATTTTGAACAAGAAAGGGCCGAGCTTCAGTCTCATTATCCCTATGCCGATGTCAAGCTTAATGAGTTAAGTGTTCAAGAAGAACGCCTCATACTTTTTCATCTCCGTGGCATGTCGAAAGCTGCAGCTGGACGCGCAGCTGGGTATAGTGATAATGAGCATGTCTATAAAGTGTTTAAAAAACCAGCAATACAAAAGATGGTTATTAAAATGCGCGAAGAATTCAAAGAAGAAATTAAGTTTGATAAACAAACAGCGACAAGCATGTACTTGGAAGCGCACCGTAAATCTGCAACAGCGACAGAAGAAAAAGTTATCACCGATTCATTGTGCAAGCTCCACGGTCTATTTGCTCCAGAGCATGCTACACAAATCAATATCAATCTGGATAGAACTGTAGAACAATTAGAGAAGCTACCAGATTCTGAATTACTCAAGATAGCGGGAACTGATAACCAATACCTTATGCCTAAAAAAGAGGATAAAAAATGACAATCAATATAGACGATCTGATAAGAGAAGCGGATGAAGTAGAGAAAACTCTCACGGGACCTGAAAAACACGTTATTGATTACCATAGGAAAAATATGGGGTTAAATATTAAACACCCTAAGACTGGAAGACCTATGACTGCGTATATGGTAGGGCCTAAAATGCGTAGAGGTAATTATGAGGGTATGGTTGCCTCTGTTCCGGGGTTTGTACCGGGGCACAATAGCAACAATCCAATGTCTGAAGACCAAGCCCATGACTATTGGTTTGATGAGATAGAAAAAGGCGTTTGGCCCATATATGATGAAAAAACTGCAAATACGAGATCTAAAGAAGTACATAAAATCATGGATAGCGACACTTTGAAAGCTATGAGAGATAAACGTGGAGAAAAGAAAGATTAAATACATTCACGTTAACCAGCATAAGATAAGGGCTAACTTAAAACACGGTACGAATGAGCCAGTTATAACTGTGAAAGAAGGTAAGAACAATACCTATTGCCACGAAGTAACTATAAAAGGTGATTCTACTGTTCGCTATAGTGGTACAGATAAACCTATTCTACCCTGCGGAGCCAGAGTAGTTATTGAAACTGAAGCAGAACTAGAGATAGATGGAAATAAAAAAGCTTGAATGTGTGACGTGTAAAGCGTTGCATCCAGATACACTGTACCCCAGTGATGATCAGATCTGCGTGTACTGTAAAGCCGACGAAGCGGAACGTATTGAAGAACCTGTAATCGAAGAGACTCCAGAAGAACCAACTCCAGAAGAAACTGCACAATTAAAAGCCCAGAAAGAACTTGCGTTGCGTGCATTGTCACGTAAGCATTTGTTACCGTTCGTGGAACGTTTCAATCCAGACTATTTAGCAGGTTGGGTACACAAGGACATATGTCTACGGTTGGAAAAGTTCAGCCAAGATGTAAATGACAGAAAGTCACCTCGACTTATGTTGTTTATGCCACCACGACATGGTAAATCTACTTTAGCCTCTGTTGCGTTTCCAGCTTGGCATTTGGGCAAGAACCCTGAACATGAGTTTATTAGTTGTTCCTACTCTGGATCGTTGGCCATGAACTTTAGTCGTAAGGTTCGTCAACAGTTAAGAGAACCTAATTTTAAGAATGTCTTTTCTGGTGTATCGCTCGACCCTAGTTCGCAGTCCGTAGAATCATGGAATACAACCAAGGGCGGTGGTTATGTAGCAGCGGGTGTTGGTGGTGGTATTACTGGTAAAGGAGCGCACGTGTTAGTCATCGATGATCCAGTCAAGAACAGAGAGGACGCGGAATCCGAGTACAATCGGGACGCGGTCTGGGATTGGTATACATCTACTGCGTATACACGACTGGCCCCTGGAGGTGGTGTACTCGTAATTCTTACGCGATGGCACGATGACGATTTAGCTGGTAGGTTACTACAAGCAGCGTCCGCGGGCGCGGATCAGTGGGAAGTTGTTAAGTATCCAGCTCTCGCCGAAAAGGACGAAGAGTTTCGAGAGCAAGGCGACGCGCTTCACCCAGAGCGATATAGCGCAGAAGCTCTGACCCAGATTCAAAAAGCGGTAGGTCCACGAGACTGGTCAGCGTTGTACCAACAGAACCCAGTTAATGATGAAGGTGAGTACTTTAACCGAGAAATGATTAGGTATTACGATGAAAATGAAGTAGACTTTGACAGGTTACGGTTCTATTGCGCATGGGATTTGGCAATTGGTCAACGAGAACGTAATGACTACTCTGTAGGAGTAGTTGTTGGGGTTGATGAATATGATAATTTATACGTAGTAGACTGTATACGAGGGAAGTACGACGGTTTTGAACTTGTTGAACAGATCCTAGATTTGTATGAAACTTGGCGACCACATGTGGTGGGTATCGAGAAGGGTCATATAGAAATGGCATTAGGTCCGTTTCTACAAAAACGTGTTCGAGAACGTGGACTTAATGAAGCTTACTTTAAAGATTTAAAAGTAGGTAGACGAGACAAGGAAGCGAGAGCTAGAGCAATACAAGGTAGAATGCAACAAGGCATGGTATACTTTCCGAAAGATCCGGTATGGGTTGGTCCGCTAATTGCGGAACTTTTGCGTTTTCCAAACGGGGTACATGATGACCAAGTGGATGCGTTAGCATGGATAGGATTAATGATGACAGAATTCGCTACTTTTGTAGAGAAGATAGAACATGAACCATCTTGGCGAGATAAGTTAAAATTTCTGGCTAAGAATGAAAAACGTAAATCAGCTATGAGTTCTTAATGGATTACAGCAAAAAGAAAAAAAAGTTAAGTACAGAAGAAGAGCATTTAATAGCAACTAATCAGTTCGAGCGTTACGAACGTGCGCGCGACAATGGCCACCTCGACTATATCGAGACTGCTAAAAAATGTGATGCTTTTTACCGTGGTAACCAATGGGACCCAGCTGACATATCAGCTTTAGATGATGAAGGGCGTCCCGCTCTTACAATTAATACAATACTTCCTACGGTTAACACTGTGTTGGGTGAACAAAGCACTCGAAGAGCAGATGTTAATTTTAAGCCAACAGGTAATGGTAATCAGGAAATTGCTAATGTACTTAATAAATTATATTTACAAATAGCCGACAACAATAAATTAGATTGGCTAGAAGGAACTGTTTTCGCTGATGGTCTTATCCAAGACCGGGGTTATTTTGATGTAAGAATAGATTTCACGGATCATATCCAAGGAGAAGTGCGTATAAGTACCAAGGATCCGTTAGATATTCTGATTGACCCTGACGCCAAGGAGTATGATCCTAAAACATGGAATGAGATATTTGAAACTAAATGGATGAGTTTAGATGAGATTGAAGAACAATACGGGCGAGAGAAAGCTGATAAATTAAGAGTAGCTGCAGAGTATGGTAATACTATGGGGCAGGACTCTGTAGAGTATGAAGAAACAAGGTATGGTGATACGTATACGGGGGTAGAGTATAATCAATCAGCTACTACTAACCCAGAAGAGAATAGGCAAGTACGTGCAATACGTGTTATTGAAAGACAATATTACCAACTCAAAGAATGTACTTACTATGTAGATAGAGTAACCGGAGATATGCGACATGTACCCGGAAACTGGGGCAAACGTAAGTTACAAAAGTTTGCGGATGATTATGGTTTAGACATCCTTACAAGACAGGATCGTAAAGTGCGTTGGACTGTAACTGCAGACCATTGTGTGCTGCATGATGATTGGTCCCCATATGAGTATTTTACCATCGTCCCATACTTCCCATACTGGAGAAGAGGTAGACCATTTGGTATGGTAAGAAACTTAATATCTGACAAGAACAACTTAATAAAATAAGTTCACAAGAATTACATATCGTAAATACTACAGCTAACAGTGGTTGGATTGTAGAAACAGGGTCGCTTCAAGGAATGACTGCTGACGATTTAGAAGAACACGGTGCGGAAACTGGTTTAGTACTAGAGTATAATCGTGGATCCTCCCCCCCTGCGAAGATACCACCGAATCAGATTCCCACCGGCCTAGATAGAATAAGTCAAAAAGCTGCAGCTAATATTAAACAAATTAGTGGTATTAGTGATGCCATGTTAGGTACAGATAGCCCTGAGGTATCAGGTGTAGCTATACAAGCTAAGCAAAATAGAGGGGCACTTATGATTCAAGTGCCATTAGATAATCTACAAAAAACTAGGCAATATTTAGCAGAACACATTTTACGTCTAGTACAGTCGTATTACACAGAGGAGCGTCTAATTCAAATTACTGATGAAGCTGACCCAATGAAACAACAGGTTCCATTACGATTGAATCAAGTAACTCCTGAGGGAGAAATAATAAATGATTTAACTTTAGGTGAATATTCTGTGGTTATTGGTACAATGCCAACTAGAGATAATTACGACGAAGTACAATTTGCAGAAGCAATCTCTTTAAGACAAGCTGGTGTACCAATACCAGATGACTTAATTGTAGATTACTCACACTTAGCTAAAAAAGGCGAAGTTGCACAACGTATACGTCAAATGCAAGGTATGGAACCAATGACAGAAGAAGAAGCCCAAATTGCTGCTTTCCAAGCAGAAGCTCAAATACAAAAAATACAACTTGAAATCGCTAAGATGGAAGCAGAAGTACAGAATATACAAGCACAAGCTAATTTACACAGTGCCAAAGCACAGGAAACTATGGCAGACCCTCAGCTTAAAGCAGCTGAGATAGAGAGTAAAATGGCAATGAAGCAACAAGAACTTGCCTTACGTCAGCAGTTATCTGCATTAACAAATGACATGAGGAAAGGACAAACTGAAACCCAAGCGGCAGCAAAAATTGCTACCGCAGCTATGAAACCATCAGGAGGTAGATAATGGCTGAAGATAAAAATAATAATGACTTAGTGTTTGACGGAATGCCGGGTGCTGATGCAAAAACAGAAGAGGATGTAAAACCATTTGAAGTAGACATGAACTTTGAAAACACGGAGGAAGAAGTTGAAGAAGTTGAAGAAGAAGAAACAACAGAAGAAGAACCTGTTACAGAAACAGCAACAGAAGAAGTTGCAGAAGAGCAAGTCGAAGAACCTGTTGCACAAGAAGCAGAAAGCGAAGAGCAAACAACTGAACAAGAAAGCGTTCCGACAGATGATGGACAGCTTGTGGAACCAGTGGCGGAAGAACCGCAAATAGAAGAACCAAAAGCTCCTATGGTGCCAAAATCTCGCCTTGATGAAGTACTTGCAAAAAATAAAGAAATGCAAAAACGAATTCAAGACATGGAAGGGGAAGCAAAAGCCGAAAATGAAGGTCCAAAATACGATTTTGTGTCAAAAGAAAAGGAATATCAAGAGTTTGTGCTTGATGGTGAGACTGATTTAGCTGCACAATTAAGAGAAGAGATCAGAAGTGCTGAAAGAGAGCAGATGATGTCCGAAATGCAAAGTAAAATGGGTCAAACTGTACAACAAGACAGAGAAGCACATGAGTTAAATAAGAAAGCTAACGAAATAATGGAAGTTTTTCCTGTTTTTGACCAAAAAAGTGCTCAATTTGACGAAAGACTTGCTAATGAGGTTATGGAACTAAGGGATGCCTTTATATTCCAAGGCTATGGAGCTGCCGATTCACTTGCAAAAGCTACTGAGGTCACTTTAATTAGATCAAAACCTGAACTTTTAGATGTACAAACTGATGACGTAGCTAATGCAGCACCTACTTTAGATAAAGTTGTGCAAGAAAAGAAAAAACAAGCAAATGTATCAAAAAAAGTACAAGCTTCTCAATCACAGCCACCCCAAATGAAAGGGGAATCTACTCAAAACAAAAAAGTAGTAGATATAAATGTACTATCTGATGATGAGTTTGGTGCGCTACCAGAAGAAACTTTACGCAGAATGCGTGGTGACTTTGATTAAATAGTAGTATAGTATTAAAGAATTCGTTGGTTGGAACGATATCCAACAACTGGTCGTTCAGTATAAAAATCGTTTTTTCGTCTACAACGACGTTAACTGTTCGAGGTCGTGCTCGTTAAATTAACGATATCGTATCCCAACGATAAAGGGTATACGGGATATCGCCCCAAATAGCGATTGGTTATTTTATTAATTTTTTATTTGGAGGCCTAATGGCTAATACAAATTTCAGCGCGTTGACCAGTGAACAGCTTACTATCTGGTCTCGTGATTTTTGGCGAGTAGCTCGAAACATGTCCTTCATTAACCAATTCGCGGGTAGTGGCCCCAACGCCATGGTTCAGACTATATCTGAACTTACTCAATCAGAAAAAGGAGCTAGAGCTGTATTAACACTCTTAGCTGACATGACTGGTGATGGTATCGTTGGAGACAACACTCTCGAAGGTAATGAAGAAGCATTAAGAGCATTCGACATCGTTGTACAATTAGATCAATTAAGATTTGCGAACAGACTTTCTGGTCGTTTAGCGGATCAAAAATCTGTTGTCAACTTCCGTGAGCACTCAAGAGACGCACTTGCATACGCAATGGCGGACAGACTAGACCAAGTTGCATTTTTAACTTTGGCTGGTATTGACTATAACAGAAAGAACAACAATATCGGTGGTTCTGCTGCGACTAGACCAGTACTAGGCTCAGGTGCTAACTTGTCTGACCTTGCCTTTAATGGTGATGTAACTGCTCCTACTTCTAACAGACACAGAAGAGTCGACGCAACTAATGGTTTAGTTGCTGGTGATACTTCTGCTTTAGTTGCTGCTGACACAATGTCTTACAAGACTATTGTTGAACTAAAAGCTTATGCTAAAGACCAATACATTAGAGGTATGAGAGGCGCAGGTAATGAAGAGATGTATCATCTTTTTGTTACTCCACAAGTAATGGCTGATCTGAAACTAGATTCTGACTTCTTATCTAACGTAAGAAGCGCTGGTATCAGAGGACCAAACAACGAACTATTTGCTGGATCTTCTAGCTTAATGGTTGATGGCGTTATGGTTCACGAATTCAGACACGTACCAAACACTTCTCAAGGTACCTCAGGTACTCAGAAAGGTGGATCTGGTAGTGATATTGACTTCGCTGCTAACCTATTCTGTGGAGCTCAAGCTCTTGCTATGGCAGATATCGGTTTGCCTGAAATAGTTGAAGACACTTTCGACTATGGAAACCAAAACGGTATTTCTATCGGTAAGATCATGGGTCTTAAAAAACCAGTCTATAACTCTGACATTTCTGGTCAGAATGAAGACTTTGGTGTAATCAGAGTAGATTGCGCATTTTAATTAAGATTGGGGTGGTCTTCGGACCACCTCTTTCTACTAAACAGGAGTTTTAAATGGAAAGAAAAACTATGAAAGTTATCTCAGAAACAGATTTATATGTGTCACTAAAAACTGGTGATGCTGTTCGTTTATACGCAGGAGAAGCAAGAGAATTCCCAGAGTATATTGGATATGCTTGTATACAAGCTGGGGCTAAAGAAGTAAGAGAAGAGCCCAAAGCTAAAACAATGGAAGTTATTGAAGAAATTGCTGTAGAAGAAGTTACAGAAAAACCAAAAGCAAAAGCTAAAACAACTAAGAAAAAGTAGATGGCCGGTACGTTACAAGCACAACATATTTTATCCAGGGTACGTAATATACTTCAGGATAACACTGGTGTGCGTTGGACCGATGGCGAGATGTTTGATTACTTGAGTGATGCGCAAAGAGAGATTGCTAACTTTAGACCCGATGCTACTGCTACACATTCAAATGTACAATTAGCTACTGGTACAGAACAAACAATACCTACGGATGGATTAAGACTTATTAGTGTATCTAGAAATATGTCAGGTACTGCTACAGATGCTACTGGTGCTAGAGCTATTTCAAAAGTAAACTTAGATGTAATAAACAGCGAAGACCCAAGCTGGCACGATCCTACTGTTACAGGCAGAGCTACCCACGGTACTATAGTTAAACATTACATATTTGATGAGCGAGACCCACGTAAGTTTTCTGTATACCCAGGAGTCGCTGGCAATGCTTATGTAGAAGTTATATATTCTAAAAATCCTACGAGTATTGGAGCAAATACTGATTTAATACAAGTAGATGATATTTTTGCAAACGCGCTTATAAATTTTGTTTTGTATAGAGCATATTTAAAAGACGCTGAGTTTGCAGGTAATCAACAACGTTCTGGAACTCATTATCAATTATTTTTTCAAAGTTTAAACTTTTCAAAAGCTACAACTTTAAACGAAGCACCACAACAGGAGGCTAGACTTGGCTAGTTTTGAATCATTAGTAAGAGACGTTGCTCCTTACGTACCGGGATGTTCTGAATCTTTAATAGAAACTAACCTACGTTCTGCAACTATAGAACTTTGTGAAAAAAGCAGAGCTTATACTTATGACCTAGACCCGATAACTACCATATCAGGAGTTTATGAGTATGAGTTTGACCAACCAAGTGGTACAGACGTACACCAAATACAGTGGGCTACTTATGATGGTAATGATTTAGATCCCATAAGCCCAAGAAGTCTAGAGTTAAACTACCCCGACTGGAGAGATAAGTCTGGCATACCAACAGTATATCTACAAAAAACAGCTGATACTTTTTGGTTAGTACCAGTACCGAATGCAAAAACTGTAAATGGGCTATTGTTAAATGTGGCTCTTAAACCAACTAGAACTACTAACAGTATAGACACAGAATTTAGTAATACTTATCGTGACGGTATTTTATATGGCACGATTTATAGATTATTAAGAATACCGGGCAAAGAATGGACTGACCCAATGGCTGCCGCAGACTATTTTAATTTGTTTCAGGGTGAAGTTTCTGATGCAGAGTTAAGAGGAAGAGGCGGAAATATTGGTGTAAAAAGAACAGTCAAATATAAAAGTGCCGGGTTGTCACCAAGGAAGAGGTATGGACGATATGGAAAGGAGCTTGACTATTAGAGGAGTAGTATTTGATGCTATTCCCCCAGAAAAAATAA